CTTTCTTGAACTCGTTGTGAGGAACGTGAACGTAGTCTTGGTTGTGTCCACGAAGCTGGTCATTTGGAACCAACATCATGCCGGTTTCCTTGTCGTAGTCTTCCGGCTCGCTGCCCAACTGACGGAGATATTCCATCGGATTGACCAGTGGTACATCGTGCATTTCTACCGTTGGCGGTCCATTACCATTCTTGACACGAACCGGCATCTTCTTGTGCGGCAGGTAAAGCGGCGGGGCATCGAGTTTCTTCTTGCCGCCTTCCGATTTTACCTTCACAGGTAAACCTTCCGGGGCGATCCCTGGGATCGGCGGACCTTTGAGTTTGCCTTCTTCTGCCATCTTGATGGTATCAGCCATTGCCAACCTGTGGGCTGTGGCACGTCGCTGATTTTCAGACCTGAAACCTCCTTCTGGCGGCACACGATCCCCATTGGGCAGCGTGAGGCTGCCAGGCTCGGCGGAAGACAGGCGAGAGTTCCAACCGGAAAATATCTTGTTGTATATTTTCTTCCAGGCCCAATTGTCTTTGTACATAGTGCGGCCAGACCCGACTGGCTTCCAGGTAATATCTGGATCGTCAGCCTTGATCTTGCCGTACATCTGGTGGGCGTTGTGGTTCAGGTAGTCGCTCATACGGGTGGCAACTTCATCTCGTGGAGGAAGCTGCATACCACGAGTGACGTGTGGATGCGCATCATCGCCATCCTGAAGTCCGTACAAGTCGTACCCGTACTGTCCGTGAGTCATGCCAAGTTGCGGCAACCCGGATTCCGGGTGATGTTCATGTCCCCTTGTACGTTCCAGTTTGTGAACCAATCTGTTTATTTCTGGTTTGGCGACGAACGATACAGTTTTGTTGCCATTGCGACTTACCTTGAAGGTGTATCGCTTGTAGCCAGGCGGCAGACCTTCTTCTGTTTCTGGCGGGTTGGCATGAGGCGTATGCTTCTCAGTTTCGAGTTCGGCCCACTTGCGAGCGGCTTTCTCGGTGAGATCGTCATCCCCAACGACGTGCTTGAAGTCGCCGTTCGCAAGGCGAGTCATCATTTCTTCAGATACCTGACCACGGAGTTTATCGTAGTTGCCGGTGAAGAAGGCTCGTTTGAGAAGTCCGTACAATCGTTTCTCGACCGGCGCACGACGGGCTTCCCGATCTTTCAGGGCATTGCGAAGGTCGTCATAGTAACGCTGATGGAGTGCTTGTGCCCAATACTGTGCAGGAAATTGTTGTAGGAAGGCAATGTCATCTTTGTCTGGCTTAATAGGGAGCTTCTGGATGTCCAGGGGGACGGCCATTTCAGCCAGGACGTTGGACATAGTAATATCGACGTACTTCCTGTCTACATGGAAGAACTTGTCTTGGAAAAAGTCCCTGAATGTCACGGAAGTCTCTTGCAACATGCCTCGTCTATCCTTTAGAGATTTCATTTCTGTATCGGTATATAGCTTCATGAACCACAATATGCTGTTTGTTTCCAGACCTACCAAGGCCGACTACGCCAACGCTCAATGCAACAACTGTAACTCATTGGGTCCATGCGATCCAACTTACGTCCGCTTGCTCGGTCCCAGGAAGGAACGGGAGGTCGTTCGTGAGCAGATCAAGCATTATGTTCTAGGTATGCTCGGTGCGCCATCAATTAAATTGGAACTTGATGAACAACAATTGGATTTGGCCGTCGATGAGGCGTTGATGATTTTTGAAGATTACGCCCCGATGGAATACTTTCAGTATCACACCTTCAACACCGTCCCCGGCCAAAGCGTTTACGAGATGCCGCCAGATGTTGGTTTGATCCGCAAGGTTTCTTACCTCAGCACGCCGGTCTATGCTTTCTCGGCCTCTGACCTGGGCGGCGTTATCCCCCTGGAGTACATGGGTGCTGGTGCTTATGGCTCCATCGCTGGTGGTATCAACCCACAGCAACCTGTGTGGGGCAAGATGTCGGAGTGGGTACTCTACAAGCAATACGAGGCCATGTTCCAGCGTATTTCTTCTCAGCAGGGCGGTTGGGAATGGCTGGGTGGTTACAACCATGTGAAGTTGTACCCTGTTCCTTTCCGTACATATACAGTTGTTGTCCACTATCTACAGAAGAAAGCGAACTTCAGGGAAGTGAAGCAAGCCATGCAGGAAGGTGCCTTGGCTTTCGCTCGGATTATGTTGGGTGAGATTCGTTCCCGTATTCAGAACCCGCCAGGACCAAACGGCGGTGTCCAGTTGAACGGACAAGATATTCTTCAGCGTGGCACTAAGGAGAAGGAAGAATGGGAAGAAAGGCTGATAACGAGATTCGGCGATGTTCTCGGCCCGACCTGGGGATAACCTTCAGACAATGGCTGGAGAATGACGAAGTGTTGAACAGAAAGGTTCAACTGCCGCCCGACTGCCCATGCAAGAAGAAAAAGCCAAGGGATACCGTGGGCTACCCCGTCCCGGCCCAGCAGACGAATCAGTTGTTCGCCGTGCCGTCGAGAGTGGCTGGAGGATATTGATGAAGAGTTTCCAAGACTGGAAAGATGAACTAACTGTCGATCCGGCTGTCATCAAAACGATCAGCCGAGAGGAATTCGCACGCATATGCCTGGAGTATTTCAAGGCAACGCTGCGTGGTGACATGAAAACTGTATACGAATATCGTCAGGAAAACCTCGTCGAAGCTGTGGAAACTTCTCGATACGCCATTGAGGTCAACTTCAGAACCACGGCGGCAGAAGCGCAAGAAGGGTTCGCCAAGATCGCACTCGGATATGTATCGGCAGCCTTGAAGAACCACGGTTTCCATACCAAGCATGTATTCACGGAGAAACCATTGCGGCTCATGGTATCGAGCCGCAATTGGGACGATGGCGAATGGTGCGGCGTCGTCACCTGGAACCACGAGCATAACTGCTTCGTAATATCCAAGGGTTTCTATAACCGTGAACGAAAAACCACTTCCCTCCAGCACAGCAGGAAATGCACGGGGGACTCGGCGGCTGATGTCGCCAAGGAACTGCACAACCTCATGCACTCGGTCAGGAACGAGCCTGACCGTCACATGGAGAAGCTGAAACCCGTCCCGCTCAAGCGAGGCCCGAAAACATGACCGATTATAACATCTGCTGCAACTGCGGGAAGCCAGTTTCTTCTTCCTGGATTCACTGCCAGGGGGCCATTTGTTCACTATGCGCAGAATGGGGGATCACACGAGAAGAAGTCTTCCCAACGATCACCGATCTTTTTGAGGGCAAGGGCAAGGGCGACCTGGGCCGGCTCGGAGCCGGCATCATTTACACGGACGGGAAGAGCATCTTGTTGCTCAAGCGAGAGAAAGGCGACGAAAAAGAAACGTGGTGCATCCCTGGTGGACGGGCAGACGACGGCGAAACGCCGATGGACTGCGCCATTCGAGAGACAGGGGAGGAAATCGGTAAGTTGCCTGATGCCAAGCAGTTCGGTCATTTTGACATGAAGGACAAGGCATACCATTTCCACGTTTTTCTGATGGCGGTCCCCAAGGAGTTCAAGATCAAACTGAGCGACGAACACAGTGACTACAAGTGGATTCCATTCGACGATCTTGACGATTACCGCCTCCATCCTAAGTTGAAGGAGGCTATTCCCGCATACCTGAAAGCCATTTCCGCACACTTCGGCGTCAAGGCCGAGTCGTTTTCTTCCTGGTTGTACAACAAGAAAAAAGGATGAAACTGCGTTTTACCGCTTGCGAAGCGACCATTTTCCAGTTAAATTACGTCCATCTAGTGGTGTGTACAACCACAGAAAAAACTTCTTCTTGAAAACACCCTCGTTGGCATCGTAGCTGCGATGAGTGTAAAGGAAGATCAGACCGAAGGAGAACAACGATTAGCGCTGGAGTCCTTGAAATGGCACACGAAATTGGCATCCAGACCGCCAACCTGGATAACTTGCTTCAGGAGATCGCTCACGATCACCCGGACGGGCTTCGCCATGCCGAGTTTGTCACGGCCTTGTTGGAGAGGGGCTACATCAACCGAAGCAGGGAGCGCTTGTCGAATGTTGTTCATCAGGCGCTTATGCGCCTCGTCAACAATGGCGTTCTCGTCAAGCAGGAGGATGAGGGAGGAGTGAGGGAGTACATGCCCGCATCTGCCTGCGCCTGAGAAGCCTTCAACAGACTTCTCAGGCGTTTAGCGTTTTCAGGCAGAGGCTCGTTCACGAATGGCCTTGAAGTTGGTGGTTTTGAGGACTTGTCCGTTCTTGAATACGGGTTCAAGAATGTCGTTGCCGGCTTCGGTGACGGGGACAGTAATGAAGCCTTTGGTTTGATCTTTCACCAGCTTCAATCGCCCGGCCTTGGACTTCTTGCCTCCGTCCGTGATGGGACGTTTGAATACGTCCCTCTCGATATTGTTCACTGTGACGGAAGCACACTTGAAGGCGAATCGCTCGGTATCACGATTCACTTTTTGCAGTAGCCCGCCGCCGCTGCCGAAGGCGATATTGTCAGCAGACCAGTGGTCGTTCTTCATCGCCTCCAGGATCAAGCCCAGCATCCTGTAGTCGATTCCATCGCCTTGGATCACTCGAACCTTGGGGTGAAGGACTCGGTATCCTTTCTCATTGAGGGAGAAACCGAACTTCTCCCCAAGGAGTTCGAGAACTTTGCATACGACCCTGGGCGGATCACCACTATCGGGCCGAACGACGAGGGTGCCGTCCCTCGCCAGCACTTCTGCTTTCAACACCCCGCCCCAATACTCACTGCACGCCCGGAACACATCGAAGCTGTCGGAAACGACGGCGACCAGTCCCGTTGGATAACTGCGAAGCATGTTTCTCATCGCTGCGACTTCGTTTTCCTCGCCCCAGCTTGTGATGGTCGAGTGTTCGGCAGCAGGGATGCTGAAGCCAGCGATGGGTTCGTTGTAGAATTCTCGTGCCAGCACCAGGCCGGCGACAGTATCCGTCCCCATGAAGTTGACCAAGTGTGCGGCACCGCCCAAAGCGGCCTGCTCCGGGCATGTCACACCACGGAACCCGAAGTCGTGCAACTTGAACGGAATGAGGGCGGGATCGCCCGTGTCGTTCAAATATCCCAGGATCACCTTCTTCATGGCCCGGCTTTGCGTGGCGACCGTGGAGGGATACCATGTTTGCACGAGCAGGGTTTCGAGATAATTGGTGAGCCAGTAGAATTCCGGGTCGGTGTTTTCCACCGTCATCAGGACGTTGGATTCCGGGACCACGGTGCCTTCCGGCACGGCCCTGATCTCGATAGGCAGCCGCCCTCCGTGCTTGTAGTAGAGGTTCTTCCAGCCGTCCCGGTTGAAAACTTTGCCGCCGAAGTGCAGGTTGAACAACTCCTCAGCAGTGTCGATCTTCTTGTGCGTGACGACCGGACCCTCCAGGTAAGTTTTCAGGAAATACTGGAGGCCGAAGAAGGTGACTTCCGGGTAAACGCTGCCAGACCGGGACTCGAAGTACGAGTACACCTTCTGCGTGCCGGGCGGGTACTGCTTGAAGTGGCTGACCTTGTAGGAGTCAGTGAGCCAGCAGATGTTGTTGAGCCAGTCGTTCATGGTTTTCCCCTTTTTACGAGTCGGTTCTTGATCTTCTTCTGCGTTGGTTTGACTTCAGCTTTCATGGCAGCGATACTGAACAGCTTCTCCAAAGCTGCCTCGCCTCCATTTTTCCACGCATGGGCCATTACTTTGTATTTGTCGTTGAAGCGATGGCCGTCATGGGCGGTCCAGTCTTTCCTGCCGATCTGAGTATCGTAGAAGTAACTGATACGCTCCCAGCGTATACGCTTCTCGGCCTGCTCATCGGTCATGCGGGCAATATCGTACTTGACTTTTTGGGGAAGGATAAACGCCTGGCCGTAACCTTCATTCTTGCGAAAAATATGTGTCTGCCCTTCCGGGGGCATCTTGAAGACAATGAAGAATGTCCTGGTCCACCATTCGGTCTGAAGGTGTCCAGGAACAAGCAGGGGTACAGTGCCAGTGGTGTCAACGAAATATCGTGGATGGGGTTCCAGGCGAAGGATGTGGTTAGGCGGAACCTGAATATCCAGACCAGACCCGAACCCATAGTGGCCCGGAGCGAAGGCTTTGAAGGGAATGTGACCTTCAAGGCGTGGTTCGTTTCCTTCAACGATGAGTTTGTTGTTCTTGGTAGAGATGCGGAATTCTTCCCAGGGAAAAACCAACTCGATGCCGTAGATGCTCGCTTCTACCCAGGGCATACAGTGCCAGGGCTGTGGTTTGGCACCGTCGCCGCTGGTTTTCTCACCCGCCCAGCCGGGGATTTCCAGCTTGGTCGGCCTGGGGCCGATCTCGTGCGGGCTGTGCGAGCGCCAAAGAACCGGGATGTCTACGACTTCTTTCATTTGATGTAGAGTTTCTGAATCCCTTGGATATTACGAAGGTATCCTTCCTTCATCGCCTTGCCGTGTTCGTCATCCCCCAAAGTGTTTTCCTTGGCGGAAAGGTGGCCGGCGTAAGCGTTTAGGGCGACATGAACGGTCAGGGCTTGCCCTTGGGTCAATCTCACGCCGTTGACAGTGATGACAAGTTCATCCATTGTGGAGTTCCTTCAGGACTTCTTGCATATCATCCCACACTTTTGACTTATCTGCTGGATTCCTCAGCAGATACGCAGGGTGGAAAGTTACTCGCACTTTGGCCTTGACAGGCTCATTGACGTAATGATACCACGAATTCCGCAGTTTGCTAACTGGTTCGGCACACTTTAGCAGATTTTGTGCAGCCGTCGCTCCCAGGCACACGATGATCTTCGGCTTGATGACTTTCAGTTGAAGATCGAGGTATGGCCGGCAGTTGGCAACTTCTTCCTGGCTGGGCACTCGGTTGTTGTCGGGATGGCACTTGACTGTGTTGAGGATGTAAACTTCATCTCGTTTCCATCCACATGCCTTGATGATGTTGTCGAGCAGCCTTCCAGCCTCGCCGCAGAAGGGACGACCTTCTTTGTCTTCGGTTTTGCCGGGAGCCTCGCCGCAGAACACGATGTCGGCATTCGGGTTTCCTTCACCGAACACGACCTTGCTACGACTGAGCAACATTTCCGGGCACTTGTTACAGCCGCAGACTTTGTTGCTCAACAGTTGGAGAGCTTCACTTTGCAGCACTTTCTCTCCCCTTTCCAGGCGTAGGGTCTTTGATGATGCCGTAAGTATCACGGGCGTAGTGACCTTCCGGCAGGTACTCCGTGATGGGAAGTCCTTCGGGAGTGGTGAATAGCAGGCAGTGGCAGAACTTGTATTTCTTCATTTCGTC